TGCCATTGCGAATAGTCTAAAGATGCATTTAATACAACTGTATGATTAGAAATTAATGATTTCTGTTTATGCTTTAGCGTTCTATTGACCGGAGCAATCAGCGTAACAAACTTAGTCTCCGCTGTAGCAGGCAACCCAGTAATAGTTACTTGTGGTGGATTGTTACTATTATTAACCACAACTTGACTTGATGTTAATGGGATAACTTCAGCATTGAAGTCATTACGCATCATCCAGTTAACAGCATCAAATGGGCCAAAAGTCTCATCTGCTATATTAGCTGCAAACTGCACTTGGTTCTGTGCAACTTGTACTGCACTAAACTCTCTGTTAGCTTCATAAGAATAGTTAAAGTCTTCTGGTTGTAATGGATCAGTCTCAGCATTACAAGTTTTAATTCTTGAGAATGGTAGTGGGAACACTAAGGTGTCTGTAGCTAAGTTATATTGACCCGTAGTAATAGTACAAGCAAATGAAGTATTAGATTCAATTGTTGTTGCTGTGTTAATTGATCCAGTTAAGTCAAACACNTGTAATCTGTATGTTGATGTTGTTAGTGCTTGAATTGATCTTACACGAACAGTACCTACCTCAGTATTACTTGAGTTTCTTAACGATACTGTATCAAATGTTGTAATATCTGGAAGACCTGTCATACTCTCAATATCAATATAGTTATTGATATCAACTGTAATAACTTTATCAGTGGCTAATCCAGCGTCTCTCGCTTTATCGAAGGTAACATCTGTTGTAGATAGTGTTTCAATTTCATAACCACGAACATATGCCTTTGATGGTTCAATACCAATGTTTAGTTTAGTGTCATCTGTTACATGGTTTTTAATTGAAGCTGGGAATGGATTAACTGTATAGTTACCACTCTCGTCGAATGTACGTCTTGCCAACGTGTCTTCAACGATAGCATAATCAGTTGTCCTAGCCTGCTTAATAATACGACCACTTTCAAGTCGTGCAAGCAATACAAAGTTACCAATATCAGAAGATATCTCACGTTTAACTAATTTAGTTGTGATTGAATATCTATGTGCACCTGGAGCAGATTCATTAGGAGAACCTAAAGCGTTGTCATTAAGAGATTCATCATTACCAGCAGAAATAATATTCTCTTCAATACGCAAACCAACATCATATGAAACATCATGAGTGTATCGACCAAGAACAACCGTTGATGACTTAACAATAACAAAGTGTTTCTTAATGTAGTAGATACCTTCATCAATAGAAACTAATGAACCAAACCCAGATGAATCTACGGTAGCTGTAATTAATGATCCATCAGTGATTGTTGCTGCATCTGCAAATGTCCCATTACCTGATACATAGTTGACATATAAAGTAACAGGGTCATTATCAGTAGATGCTTCTACGTGTACAACCTTAGCTGTAACAGAGCCATCAGACAATTCAACACCAACATAATCTGCTATAGTTGTAATTGGATTGCTAATCTTTAAGTAATCAATCTTATTATGAACAAATACGTGGCCAGGTACTACAATAGAACCTTCTTTAAACATATGATCACCAACAGATGACACTTGTTGTTGAAGCATAGACTGGATTTGCGTAAGCTCTCTTGCTTGTAACGCATGTCCAGGTCTAAATAATATCTTATTGTACTTCTCTTTAGGACTTAACCCATCTACCGTTGTAGGTACAGTGAAGTCGTCCCAATAAGGTTCAATATTAAATTTAATTGCCATATTTTTTCCTAATTTAGAATGCTATTACTAATCTAATTGTTTCAATCTGATCCGCACCACGACTTACTGGCGTTCTATTCTCTAGGAATACTATATCGCCAGAGTAATGGTTAATCTTTGGAGCAACAACAGAGGTTATATCTTGTCCACCTGTAGTAGCTGAACTTAATCTTAATAAATCGTTATCTGCATTGAATACTCCAAACCCAGTATCTTCGTTTTGCACATAATATACAATACCATTAACTGAATCGTGTTCAACCACAATCGCTTTAGATCCTGTGTCTGTACCAATAACTTCTGCATCGGCTGCAAATGCACCACCAGATACAACTAATGATTTAGTCACATTATATGCATTAGTAGCAGCAACATTTGTAGTAGATGCATCAACAGGGTTCTTGACTAGCGCAATTTGTCTGAAGTCGTTCACTGAAGGGATGTCACCATTCTCAGAACCATTAAATACTTTATTAATCGCAATATAATGAGTTCTTAATTCTTGTCTTGGGTCAGCACCAAATCCACCCTTCGGACCAATAACTGGTCTAACAACTCCACCCGAACCAGAACCACCTGTGATTTCAATAGTAGCTTTAGTATATCCAGAACCAGCATTTACAATTGTAACACCAGAGATGTTACCACCTGATACAGTAGCTGTAGCGGTACAACCAGTACCATCACCTTTAACTACTAATGTTGGAGCTGATGTATAACCAGTACCAACAGCGGAAACCTTAATGTTGTAAATTGCACCATCAACAGCACTATCTTGCACTGCCCATTGGTTAAGTAATGCAGTATCTGCACCAGGATCTGGTTGAGCTGTTAAATATTGTACAGGAATAAATGATTGTGTCAAGAACTTAGATCCAGTGTCTACAGGCACGGTGTATAAATATTTCCACATATAACCATCATAAGATGTGTTATCAATAATGCCTGATGTTTGCACACCTGTTAAGTCTGGATTACGAGTTGACGTTCCTGCTGATTGTAAGCAAATGTATACGTTATTGTTATCTGTAATAACATAGTATTCTTTACCTTCGATATTAACATCTCTGTCATCGTATTCACCATATGATGTACCAGACACCCAAAGATTACGAGGTGTTGCGTAAATTACGTCATTCCCTTCAATCTTTTTCATAGCATACATGTTTTCCCATGCAGTATTGGTGGTGTAATCATTCTCGGCAGGTACATCTGGATTATTCTCATCGGCTAATCCATTAGCATCTAACCAAGCATGAGGTCTACCTAATCCAAGGTAATATGTGTCATTAGACATACTGTCAACAAACCTTTCAGTTGCATCTAATCTAAATTTGTTCGTTATAATTGCTGACATTTAATCTGTCTCCTTATGGTGTTGTTGTTTCGGTTATATCACAACCGATTTGTGTGTCTATACGTTTATTTATAACGTCTTCAAAAGTTAATGGACCGTATTCTTTCATAGCTCTAAAGTTAATAAACTTGGTATTGTCAAAGTGATCTACAAAGCCAAACTCATTACCAACGTTGATATCATATGTATATTCTTTTTCAACATATGATCCAGAATCAATAAATGATATTGTACTGTAAATTGTGTCGATGTAAATATTTCTTGGTAAACCAGAGTCTTGATAACCAGGTTGAACCTCATTATTAGCAGACTCCATCATGTTAATAAAGATTAAGATTTCACCGAAGAATATAAATCCTGCTGGGTGAATCAATCTTGTAAATGCACTCTTCCAATCATCAATGCTCTTACCAGTTCTCAATACATAAGAAAACTTCTGGTAAAAATACGAGTCTTGTATATACTTCTTATCTGATGCAAATCCATCAACAGTTGAGAATAAACCTTTCTTGTATACTTTAACTGTTGAACCGCTTAATAACTCTGTACCAAATCTAACATACCCAACATAGTTATCACCGCTTAAGTAATACCCAGGAACCCAATCCTCGTTTAATATGCCATCAACAAATATTAAATCGTCATCAACTTTTAGTGTAAACCCTCTATCATCCACTCCCTCTACAATTGATACATTGGAGGTTAGAGTGAATGAATATGCTTCAGCATGTTTAGAAGGATCATTTTTAATACTATCCTCAACACTAAACCATTTACCATCAGAAGGTATTAACATATCTTCTTTAGGGAAGTATATCTCTACTTCATCACCATAAATTAATTTAAAGAATGATTGAATAGATTCTGGTGTGCCACGTGATTTATAAAACTCAACTAAGTGTTTATAGAATATACGTGGGTCTGCATTAAATGATCTGGGAATTGGAACACCAATTTCATTTTGGAGCTCTTGTAGCAACTCCTCTTCAATCATATCAATATCACGTTGATGATCTAATTGATTTAAGTAAAACCCAGATTTATTCTTATGCTCTAAGTATAATGCATATACTTTAATAAACTCAACAAGCTCTGGATAATCCGTGACAATGTGTTCAGGGACTAAGTCATCTACAAATGAAGATATATTAAAATAATTCTCAGCCATCTTTAATTACTCGTTGTAGTGTAATCAATACCAGCAGTTGTACCACCAATTACCATTGTATCAATCTCTCCCACAATCTTAGCAGAGTTATATGATATAACAAGTAATTCGTTTCTCATTGGACTAATGTCGTTTGATGCTGGCTTAACAATAATGTTTAATTTATCTGTTAATCCAACAACAGTGTCTAAACTAAATCCTTCTAATACTACCTTACCTGTTAAGATATCAATGTGTCCTACCGTATGATTTAACACTTTGTTATTATTATTAACAATTTGGATAATGTTCTTAGCTTCTTCCGTGTTGAAGTAATCTTTCAATACACATATTTCACCATTATAAGTGAACTGTGTGGAAGTCATGTAGTTAATTGATGCGTGTAATTGTCCTAACGCTTGGTTGAAGTTAAATTCATAGTACCGTTCAGATTGGAGTACAGGGGTAAATGTCTGATGCATTGATATTCTAGTGATGTTAGACACAATAGCTATATTAGTATTATCAACATCCTGTAGTACATTAGAGTTTCTAAACACACCACCAAATGATTTCAAGTTTGCATTATTATATGCTGATAGCGTATCTCTAATTTGTTCAGCTAATGCTGCAGCTGTTGCATTAGATATGTTAGGGTTATACTTAAAGTATACTTCTAAATCAATGTATGTGTAATTAGGATCAACAAGAACTGGTGTAATTGATACAACGTTCTTTGGTTTAAGATGCACCCCAATAATCTCAGCTTTTTGAGTGGGGGTTAATACCTCACCGTCGAGAGGTTTAATTGAAATATACACCTTACCATAATCAGGTGGAATATTATCTTCTCCACCCCACACAGTCATTGTATCAACATTACCATATGAATTTTGAATAATTCCTTTATAGTCATCTGGTGTTACAGCTCTGTTTTGAGCAACAAATCCTAATGGAGCATTAAACTTAATTGAATCTGTACTTTCTGCTTTTGCTCCACCAGTAGCACTAGTAGTAGTTGTAATAATAACATCAGTATTGCCATTAATATTATCAGCTAGTGAAAACTGAGATGCTCCATTAATATCCGAAGCACCAACTGTTAAGTAGTTCACTTTAATAATATTACCTGGAGTCAATCTCTTACCAATAACACCATCACCAAATTTAAGCTCATAAAACCCACTTCGTGACTCTTCTAAAAAATATGCAGTCGAATCTGAATCAATATTAATAATATTTGGAATATTTGCAAATGTTTCATACTTAGAAGAGGTAGAACTTTCGTATACTTCAACGACTAGTGTGTCTGTGTTAACAAAGTTATCTTGTAATAAGTAATGCTCAAACCCAGTCTCGTCGTAAATATATGAACGATTATTTAACTGGCCTTGCAATAGTTTTACATTTTTAAATACATATTTACCATCAGCATCTCTGGTGGTTGAATGTACAGAGTCTGATATTAAAGAATGGGTTACTGAATTAATAGTGGTAGTGAATATTGTACCACGATTCATACTTAATGGAAGATAGTTGCCATCATCATCTTGAACATTAATAGGATTAACCATTTCAACATCGACAAATGCCGTACTAGGTTTAGTTGATCTTGGAGTGTACCCTAATAACTTAGCATGTGATACGACACTTTCTCTTAACTGTGCGGTATCTAAGAATGTTTCATTCAGGGCAAAATTAGCATTAACCGAGTTAATATGAGTAATGTATGACAACACATCAATCATAGTGTTCATTGCAGACCCTTCGAAGTTGTAGTCTTGGAAATCTCCTGGCTGTTCCTGCATGTATGATATCAGATTAGATTTAAGTGTATTAAAATCCAATTCAGACGCATTGATTCTTCTGTTATTACTCATCGTAGTCTCTCTAGTGTTGTTGATACATCAACTGATGTATTTGTAGCTATAATTTGTATTGTTACTGTTATCTGTACATCATTCCTATCAGGGAAAGTCTTTACATTCACATTCAATACTTTAACTCTTGGCTCATCATTTGCTAATGCATTTTTTACCTGATTAGATATTATAACTGCCGTAGCATAGTTAATATTCTCAAATAAATAAGACCTCAAATTTGCACCAAAGTATGGATTGAAAGGTCTCTCTCCATGGTTGGTTCTAAGTATATTTAATACACTTTGTTTAACTGAATTGATACCTTTCTTGGTAGAAATATCTCCAGTATTAGGATTTAGTTTATAGATAAAATCTATATCTGAGTACTGATTTTGAAATGCTATTTGGGCCATATATGTTATTTATACAATTATTATACGTTTGGTGCTGTAGATGTAGTTCCAGCATGACCAGACACACCTGATGTGTGAGTGTGAGTATTAACTGATACGCCATGATCAGTATTAACATCCTTACCTACAGATAATTCACCATCAATCCTAACATCACCCGTAATCTGAGTAGTAGGACAATCTAAGGTAGTCTTACCTAATACCTTAGCCGCAACATCTTGCAATACGGTTAAATCTACATGACCATCTACTAAACCAGTTAAGTTGCCTTCAATGTGTAAATCAATATTACCAGTATTCTCAGCAGGGTGATGTATACTAATACCATCTTCTTCTGTTACATGGTCATCAAGATTGGCACCAACTCTCATAGCGATGTTACCACGTACCTCTCCATTGACATCACCATGCACTAAAAAGTCTAGGTTATTCCCTATGTTAGCTGTTACATTACCAGCAACTGACAAATTAACATCCTCACTTACGATAATGTTTACATTGCCTTTAACTTCTATTGTATCATCACCTAAGATTAACTCATAGTTATCAGCAACAACCCTTTCAATTTTAGAACCACCAGGTTGTACTTCGTAATAAGTACCTGAGTTGTGTCTCTCTCTAATTCTTTGTGATCCAGGTGTATCGTCATACTCTTTAATGTGACCACTCTCTGATTCATATACATGGTTATATGGGTATTGTGGTGCGTATGCTGATCTAGGTTGGTATTCCCCCTGAACTTCATAGTCATTTGGATCAGGATTGCCTCTAGTTCTTAAATTGTTATCTTCTTCATTCTGGTTTCTAGGATATTGCCCTGAAGGATCTGTAAATCCAAATTCAGAAGGAACATAATCACCTGATATGGTAGGAAGCGATCCCATTATCAAGAACGCTTGCAAGTTGGTATCGGTAAACGTACCAACAACCCACGATCCTTGTAATAAGAATGTAGAGTGTCCCACCCCAGATATACTAGGAGTTGTGGTACCGGCCATAACTAATGCCCAAGGCAAGTCTGCCGTGGGGATTACATTTCTATCCTTAGTGTGAACATTTACCACACGTACCTTAACTCTACCTAATTTCTTTGGGTCTTGTATATCCTCAACCACACCGTAATATAATTCCATAATCTATTCCTTGGCTAATTCAATAGTTTGAGTATAATCGTTGTCTTTTATTGTATGTATTATCTTTGATACTAGATACACACCTGAAAACTTTCCAGAACGACTTTGAGTTTGCTGCTGTTTATTTAGTAGCACTTTAACTTTATTGCCCACTCCAAGTCCAGGTATTGCTTGACATTCATAAGCAGTTACTCTAATAGAAAATATCATATTAAGCATCGATGTCATGTTGCATATATTTATTTGATCATTAGTATGCAATAAAGGTTTGGAATCATTGTCATACATATCCATACGTAACAGATTTAAAGAGCTGCCTGAATTAGACATCTCTCCAAACACTTCAACATCAACAGATGATTTGGATATATCAGCATTTACAATAGTCTTTCCATACACACCATTAGCTACTTTATATGATATATTATCATTATCAGAGTGTACCACTACAGACGCTGGTTGTCCTATATTACCTAATTGATTTTCCACAGTATCAGCGTTCTGAATAGATGGAGATATTGTTGCCATGGTTGACTGACCATTTATCTGAGTTAAACTAGTTAAGAAAGCATTCTTACTATCCACTAACCTCTCGAACATAAAAAAAGGAGAACTGTCTATATCATACGCTTGACTTTTAACTTGTTTAATAGCTGTGTTAGGACTAATATTAGGAGCAATGTAATGGCCCTTAGTAATAGAGTTGGCTAAAACTTTTAGATTTTTACTGAATGATCCATCAAAAATGCTTTTAATAATATCAGTACTTGTTCCTTTAAATGATTTAGATATTAATTGTGCAGTGTTTATAAATGTATCAATTGATTTTAAATTAATAACATACGTCTTCTTAGTTAGATTTGTAGTTACATCGATAGCATTAACACCATCTAAATGGAAGCTGTGTTTTACTGTGTGGTCGAAGTATTCAAACTCTAACAGAATCAGATTGCCTTTAGTGATAGCATTATCCAACATACCAACACCATCAACAATTTCAATCTTGCCTTCAAGGTTGCCGAATATATTTTCAGTAATATTAAGGTTTAATACTGTATCAGATATATCGATTGATCGATTGTCCTCATATACAATTGATACAGAGAATTTGCTTAGCTTCATGAGTCCATTTCTTGCTTAAATGCAGCAACGAATTCATCAATCTTTTCAGGTCTAATAGCTCTAACGTATCTATTAGCATCATTATTATAACTTTCGTGTTCTAAGTTGGTCACTTTATGAGTGCCTGCTGTTCTTGGTGCTGTAATATCCCCAGTAGAATCGTCTACATGATAGGCTGGTGCATATGCTCTACTAACAATCTCTGTAGCCGTAACTGTGTCAGAAGATTCTAAACCAATCAAGTCTTCACCAGCAGTTCTAAATGTGCCTGATATATGTTTAACCGTGATATACTTGTCGTTAGTGTGGATTGCAAGCACCTGACCAATAGCTCCTGACAGCACCCCTTGTATATACTCACCTTGAATAAACTTACCTAACAGATCGTCTGTACACATACACGCTAAGGCTGCAAAGTCTGCATACTTGTATACTGAATAATCTAATAGCTGAGCTGAGTTCTTGGGCCAATCATTCCAAATGTTTTTAATATTAGGATTAATAACCATAAGCGTCCAATAGTGACTAGGTGTTCCATACAACCTCTGACTCATCTGCTCAATGCGCTCTCCATCTTGGACTTGAACAAAGTTGTAAAACGCATGATTGTTAATTAAAGAGTCACTAGCTGCAGCAAATCTGGTAAGGTCTATTATGTCATCAAATACACCATCCCCATTTAAATCATAAGAAATTGTTTTAAAGTTCGAAAAGTATCCCATTATTAATATCCCTTTGTTTCTACATCATCACGATAAATTGGCATGATTTCATTTAATGTAATTGATAAATCTATTTCCACTGGTCTACCATCAGACTTAAAGAATGATGCAGCATTAGGGTTATAAGTAACACTTACGTTAGAAATAACAGTAGGTGGCAGGTTAACCATACCATCAACACCATGAAATGATGTTACGATTTGGTCAGGCACTGTTAAAGTAACCGAACTCTTTCTATGAGCATGAGCAGCTCCCCTAAATTTGATAATAATCCTTTCGCAAGCTATACTTTCTTGAACACTATCAGGAAGCATTTTCCAAGTAAAAGTAAATGATCTTAATTGAGTGTTTTTATACTGCATATACTCATTAGGATTAAGAGCTTTACCCATACGTCTCATTGCTTCATCACCAATAGCTTGACCTAAACCAGCACCACCAGCAGTTCCTGCTGCCTGCACTATTCCACCAGCAGCATTAGCAGCAGCAGCAATAGCACCACCTATTACTGCAGCACTAGATACTGCTAATCCAACAGCGACATCCTCACCAGAGAATGTATCCAGTACACCACTTAATCCATCTTTATCCCATGCATCAGTTACTTGGCCACCCATAGCAGCTAATTTTCTACTTTCTTGTTCATACGACATACTATCATTAATAGATATTGCAGGAGTCATATACATAATAACAGATGCATCCCTAACCTTCCTATCACCCATAGAGTCTAGTATAAAGTCCTTTCGTTTTTCTAAAGTTTCTTTTACAGCAGCTCCAGCTTTATTTCTAGCAACCAGTTCTTTAAGGTTTTTATTTGTAGTATCACTAGATATTGTAGCATTAGCAGCATTAATGGCTGTGGTGATCTTGGCTAGTTCTGCATGATCTTTTTCTATAACTCTCAGAAACTCAAACATTATAAATGGATCACCAGCTTCTGTGTATGAGTTTTTTTGAGCGGATGCACGAGCATCGCTATAATCATCAATGTCTGTAACAACATCCGAGTTGAAATCCACGGATGTGTCTGTACCATTCCCCAAATCGTAAGGGTATGATAAGTATGTACTGGATGCGGTCGCATCAGGTTTTACGCCATTCCAAGCATCTGCAACATCTCCAGCAAAGTCACTTATAGTGTCAGCTATCGTTTCAAAAGGATTACCCATATTCTAACTCGGTTATTGTTTGTATGATACTTATTTATAGTAGTTTATAAATAATAACATGAGAAAAACATATAGCGGCAAATGGAAACCAAAGTACCCAGAAAAGTATAATGGGGATCATACTAAGATAACATATAGATCGCTATGGGAACGCAATACATTTAGATGGATAGAAAAGCAATCATGGGTTAGATGGTGGAATTCTGAAGAGACCATTATACCATACATTTGTGCAACAGACAAGCGTCCCCACAGATATTTTATTGACCTTACTATTAAGAGAATGGATGGAAAGGTTATATTAGTCGAGATTAAGCCACTTGATCAAACAAAAGCTCCTAAAAGAAAGAACCTTAATGAAGCATTGACTTATATGAAGAACACTTCGAAGTGGAAGTATGCTAAAAGGTATTGTGATGATAGGGGATGGAAGTTTGAGATATGGACTGAGAAGACACTAGAGAGTTTTGGAGTTCCTGGTATGAAAAGGGTAAAGAAGGTTCCATGGAAACCCCTAAAGAAAAAGATCAAAAAGAAGATCAAAAAGTAATATAAATAAGTACATGGCATCATTATTCGATAAATTAGAATCAGAAGCGTTTCGTAAAGGTCTTACTAAAAGGTCTAAAGAAGCGCAAGACTGGTTTAGAAAGCAAGTAAGCTCTATGGGCAAAATCAACATGCATACAATGTTGAAGGATGATAGACTAGTAAAGAAGCAGAGACCTAGAGTTGGCGATATGTTCATGTATGCATACGATCCTAAGCATAGAAAGACATTACCATATTACGATAGGTTTCCTTTAACTATTATGGTGGGGCAAGCCCCTGGTGGATTTTATGGATTAAATTTACATTATCTTCCGCTAAAGCAAAGAGCTATATTCTTAGATAATTTGACGGCCATTGCTAATAATAAGAAGTTTGATGAGACCACAAGATTAAAATTGAGTTACAATTTATTAAAGAGTGCAAGCAAATTTAAATACTTCGCTCCGTGTTTTAAACATTATTTAACAGAACAAGTGGATTCTAAAATTATGAAAGTAGAAGCATCTGAATGGGACATAGCTATATTTCTTCCTACAGAGAACTTTGCTAAGAAGAAGACATCATTTGTTTGGAAAGAATCAAGGAGTAAGTACTAATGTCCCTTCCAGTCGGTATTGATACATTAAAATCCACTATTGGAAAACGTGGTGGTTTAGCCCGTGCTAATAGATTTGCAATATATATTACCCACCCCAATATGAAGAGCCCAATGGGGCCCGGATTGTTTAATGCGGACATTGGAGGCTTAGTATCTAATGTGGCTGGTTCATTGATGTCTGGTGGTTCTATTGATCCAATGAGTTTCATTAATGATCCTCGAGACATGTTCTTATTATGTGAGAGTGTTCAGCTTCCGGGTAAACGTATTGCCACTATGGAAAGCTTTATCACACATAAAGCAATTAAGAAACCTTATTCATACTTAGTGGATGAAGTAACATTTACATTTGTATTAACTAACGACTACTTTGCAAGGAAGTATTTTGATTCGTGGCAACAGCTCATTGTGGATCAACAATCATTAAAGATGAATTATAAGAACGATTATGTCACAGACGTGACTATTCAACAGCTTACATCATCTAATGATATTATACCAGCATATACAGTTAAATTAAAGAACGCTTTTCCATTAGCAGTAAATGCTATTGAGTTGAGCAACTCATCAGAGAATAGTCTATTGCAGTGTTCTGTTACATTATCATTCGATGATTGGGAAGAAGTGGGATTACTAGATGGATTCACTGATTTAGTATCTAAAGGAAGAGACATATTTGATGCAACAGTGGGTCAAGTGAAAGGATTATTTTAAATTATAAGGAAATATATTATGAATACATTACCAACAATATCAGTACCGAATTATAGATTAACAATACCATCAACAAAAGAATCAGTAGCATTCAGACCATACTTGGTTAGAGAAGAGAAGCTATTAATGATTGCTTCAGAGTCAGAAGACCAAGAGCAGATTGAAGATGCTGTAATACAAGTGGTGGAAGACTGTTTGGAATATGGTAAGAGTATAAAGGAATTAACAGCTGCTGACTTAGAGTTTATCTTTATTCAATTACGTAGTAAGAGTGTTGGAGAGACATTAGATATCATTAAGGTATGTGATGAGTGTGAAGGTCAGACAGAAGTGTCTATTAACATCCAGGAAGCTTATGTTAAAGCTCCAGAAGAGGTAGATTTCAATGTGAAGCTATCTGATGATCTAACACTTGAGTTGAGGTTTCCTACATTGAGTAATAAGGTATCTTACAATGAAGATGTATCTGATACTGATATCCTTATTAAAAATGCGGCTAATTCATTATCAGTAATATACTATGGTGAAGATACATACGATGCAAAGAGTGTATCAGTTAGTGAAAGAGAAGAATTTATTGGCAGCCTTAGTACAGAACAATTTAATAAAATTATTGACTTTCTAATGAAAGCTCCGTATGTAACATATGATGGAAAGTTCACTTGTAGTAAATGTGGGCACAAGCACGAATTTAATTACACAGGATTAATAGATTTTTTTATTTAGCTCTTTCGCACGAATCATTAGAGGCCTACTTTAGGTTAAACTTTTCATTGATGGAAGAGCACAAATATAGTTTAGTTGAGTTAGATAACATGATCCCTTGGGAACGTGAAATCTATACCAGCTTGCTCATAAAACAGATCAATGAGGATATAGAGAATGCCAACACATAAAGATGATAAAGTTGTAGCGAGAGCTCAAGCAAATAAAATTCAGAGGGATGCAAAGTCAGGATTCAATCTGCTAACTAAAGCTATTGGTGAATTAAACAAGAACGTAGAAAGTTTAAGAAACATTGAGCTGTTATCGGTAGCACATGACGTAAAAGTTGGTGATAATGACAAAAAGTTCTATTCAGGAGTTGATAGGACTAACCAAGAATCTAAGGTCAACGAAGCTCACATTGTTGAATCTACAGCTAGACAAGAGGCCGGACTTCGTCAAATAGCAAAGCGGATTGTATTATTGCATGGGTTTTTAGCTAAAGATTCATCTGAAGAAACTAAGTTCAGATTAAAAGTAGCATCCGAAGAACACACTCAATCATTGCGCAAGCATAGATCGATTGGAATGTCTCAGTTTGAGTTTATGAGAGATCGTAAAATCCAGAGTATATCTGGATTAGAAGGACAAGAAAGATTTACTCAAAACGATAAAGGTGAGTGGAAAGGTACTGGTAAGAACTACACAGCTGAAGAAGCAAAAGCTGAAAGGCTGGCTTGGGATACAATGATATCCAAGAAGAAACACTCCATGAACAAGGCTCATGCTGAGGGTGCTGTTAATAGTAAGTCTAAAAGATATCGTGCTGCACAGATTACTGGTGATGTTACAAGTGAGGAAGCCCTTAAGGCGCAGCGGACTATCATTAAAGAAAAACGAGCCCATCTGATAGCAGAAGGAGCATCTGCTCAAAAGATTAAGGCAGAGTCTCGAAAACTTCTAAACTCTTTCGTTGCAGCTAATGATGACGTTAATAAAATGTATAATTATGGTACAACTGCTATATTGGATTCGAGAGACCATGGTGGTGATAATGAAAAAAAGGCTGATCCTGAATTAGTTAAGAAGACTAATGATATATTAAAGGTCAACTCAGACATGCTGGATGTGCTAAAAGGAAATGCTTTAGCAGAGAAAGAAATAAATAGAGAAAAACGTAAGAATATTCTAAAAGGTAAGTCGACTAGATTTAGCAAACCTCGTATCATTTCACCTAGTGCTGTGGGTACAGGTATTGGATTATTGGGGGGAATAGCAACCACAGGTACTACGTTAGCCACTACTGCATTAGCCAGCAAGATGGTAAAAGATCGTATTGCAAAGAAGGCGGCAAAGAAGGTGGCCGCAAAAGCAGCTGCTGCTTTAGCTGCTAAGAAAGTTGCTGAGAAACTAGCCATTAAGAAAGCTAAAGAGGTTGCTGCTAAGAAAGTTATCCAAGTAGCTACTAAAGCAGTAGCGGTCTCTGCTGTTAAGAAGGTAGCAACTAAGAAAGTTGTCGAAAAGGTTGGACTATCAACTGTCATGGCCCTTGCTAAGAAAGTAGCGGCTAAACTTGGTTGGAGTACAATTGCTAAACATCTTGCAACTAAACTTCCTGCATTAGCATTAGGTGCTGCAGCAGGCCCTATTGGTATTGCAATTGCTATTGCTGGAGCAATATGGATGGCATATGACATCTACGAAGTACTTCAAGAGCTGGACAAAGCCACCGATGTTGGTAAAGGGTTGGATCATCCTCTACTCAAGCCAATACCAGAACAAGCTAATAAGCAAGTGATGACCAAAAGAGGCCTGCGTACAGTTAAAGTTACCAATGCTGATGCACTAGATTCTGCTGAGAAACAAAAGCAAGCAGCTATACAGCCTAGCATAGATGGTGCTAGTAAAGCCAAATCTACTGTAGTATCTAATTCAGGTAACACATCGAACTCAGGCAATTCCACAGTCATTAATCAGTATGGGTCATTTGATCCAGCTAGGTTAAATACTAGCGACTTGACTACTAGAGTTCCTGTAGAAGGATTTATAACTCCAGGAATTTAAGACACAAAAAAGCCCCAATTAAGGGGCTTCTTATTAACTACTTAAAGCTTACGCTTCAGCTGCTAACTTAGCAAAGTAACTCATAGTATCATCACTTGACTCAGATGGAGCAGCTGCAGTAGGAGCTGATTCCATAGGAGACACAACTGTGTTCTCTAAATCAACTGCTTCAGCAGATGTAGTCACATGACCACCTTCTCCAAGCACTCTTGTCAAATTGACCTTCAACTCGTCGTAAGACTTAAACGTAGATGGATCAGTGAACTCTTTTAATGAGTGCTCAGCATTATAGATTGCTTCCAACTTAGCATCTTCAGCTAGTGCTTCTGCAGGACCAAACTCAGAACGATCATAGTTTCTGTAACCAGCTACCTTTGCAATCTTTAACTTAAAGTTAGCTCCTTTCCATAGATCAAAGGGATTAGTTGCTGTCTCGTCAGCGAACTTAGGTTGCATAGCATCCATAACCTTTTCAAAGATCTTAGCACCATACTGGTATAAGAATGTCTTGCCATTGTTCTCAGGGTTTTCTGGATCAGATACTACATAAATGTTAGAAACATAATGCAATCCTCTCTTCTGTTTACGTGCCGTTGCCTTTCCTTCTTCAGTACCATTATTCCATAGTTTAGAATTTAATTCTGATACTGGATCATCCTTACCGATAGTAGTTAAAGACTTCTCTACGTACCATAGACCTGTAGGACCCTTAAAGAAGTGATCCCAATACTTAGCCCAAGGTAAGTCATCACCTTCTACTGCAGGTAAGAATCTAATCACTGCGTAACCATTACCAGCTTTATCCACTGTTGGTTTCCACATACGATCATCGCCGTACGATTCTTTCTTAATTTCTTTATTACCTGCCCCTACCAATGAATCCATATTCATTGCTTTTTCTTTTAAGTCTGCAAAACCCATATTATTTCTCCGTATATTGTTATATTATTTTATATTTTTTTGTATCATCATGTAAATGTATTAAGCACAATCTTCATCATCTTATCTTTATCAAAGGTTATGAAAGGTTGATACTTAACCACCTTTTTGTATAGATCCGGCCACAGTATTGTTTCCGTAATCTTTCCATTTGCATCTTCAATAAAACCTGTTAATGCATTAAGAATACACACTGTCTCTATCGACACTGTTTCTTCCAGGTATTTATTTATAATGATTGGATAGTTATCTTTATAACAACTAAGCAATCCGTCTAAACTATACTCGGATAGATCTTCAAGTTCATTCTTAAAATTATAAGAAAGACTCTCGATTCGTTTCATATGATCGGTATAGGTCTTCTCATCCCTAATCATATCACCACTCCAACTATTGCCAGCAAGATTATGGGCTACGAAGTATTGTATAATATCTTCTACCTTGTTGAACCTCTTGCCAATCTTAGTCAGTTGGTATTTATCTGGTCTCCCCCAATAACTCTTTTGGGATACTCTTGTTTTAAAATGGTACTTGATGGCATCATATGATCCACTAAAGTGCATCTTAATGGCCATGCTGTACTTATATGCGTCTATACCTTCCATAATCATAATATATATTATACACTAAACGTGTCTAAAAGTCAACAGCTAATTGGGATGTTTCAGTATCTCTGATAACCATGTTAACCTGTTGAGCTTCAAATTCAATCTTATCAATCAGCTGTTTTGATAATAGCTTTTTAGCATCTCTAACGTCAATGTCATTCCGCTCGCACAATTCAACAACAGCGTCTATGTATGATGAGTCCTTACTATGTTTAATCATATAGTTCTCTACCATTCTTGAAAAAGACTTCTTGTTTATATCATCCACTATTTACTCCTCAATATTATTACATCATGATTTAATCGTCCTGAAGGAACCTTCTTTGTTGCCTTGATTGTTCCAACGAACTTCTCGATTTGCTTTGGTGTCTTCTTCAATATAGTAGGAAGAATGTCCCCTGGTTTTCTCAGTTTTAGCACCATACTTAGCTCTTTATCAAACCCTTTAATTGTTGATCCTGTAACAGTTATTCCATCTGGATTATTAGATATGAATATCATTAGTTGTCTCGTCTTAGTGTTGAATGCATACATATTCATCGATCCAGGAATTCTCATAGGATTGATAGATGTCAATTTATAATCTCTATTTTCCTTTTGATATTTCAACTTCTCCACTTGCTTATCAGCCCCTTTAAGCTTCTTAACAGAGATTTTAACCTTCCTGGTAGCCTTCATACTCTGCTTCATGTTATCAACATCACCAATAAACTGCTCTAATACCGCTACTCTGGCCGTCAAATCCTTGATTGTCAGGTGTTTATATGCTTCTACGATCTGATCATCCTCTTTAGCAATGACAGCTTTATAGTCGTCTAAGTGCTCATGTATCCAAGCTTCTACTTCAACAAAGCGCTTAATCTCGTAAGTCTTTAACTTATTATATAGATCAAACTTACCGACTGTCTTACCAACATGCCATCTATCTTCAATGGCATATAAGTCTTCCATAATAGTTGAGTTAATCTTAATGATAGCTCGTTCTACTGGAGTTAACATTCTAACAGTTGGCTTCTTATCAGATATGATAGAAGTTCCTCGAGATTTAAAATCAGTAAATTTATCATTGATCCATTTTATAGCATGCTCATATCCTGAGTCAAACTTGTTGTCTAATGAATCCCAGTAACAGATGCCTGCCATATGACTAGACGAGTATTCCCATGCTGGAACAGATAATATGGCCTTGGCATTTTCCTTATCAAACTTTCGTTTAACATAGTTCTTTACTACTTCCCCATACTCTTTAGAATCCACCTCACGATGAACATATTGAATGAATTCTCTAAATGCCCCATCGATAGGGGCAGCTGCTAAACCAAACTTAGTTCTAGCTCTTACTTTCTTTTTACCAGCCACTGTCTTCTCCCATAGTATTACGAGCCACTTCCATGATGCCTGACTCTTCCCAGCCTTCTGTAATCTCGAAGTCTGAGTTATACATATTCTCAGGGCGATTGGCATCTAATGTTGTTCTTGTAATTTTAGCAGACTTTCCTAACGCTTTTAATAGGTTNCGTGNCTTAGCTTCACTTCTTAATTTATCTTCTCTTGTCATAATGTAGTTCCTTTTCTGATTGTTTATAATTACATTATACACTCAAACGGATCAAAGGTCAACAGCTATTTCGAATAAATATCAGAAATAAATTCTTCGAAGGCTTCAACCTTAGCAACACGATCAGGCCACTTGATGTACTCACGTGATGGATCAGCTTTTAAATTATTAAGTAGTGGGGTAATAGCATTATATAACTCATCCAATTTCTCTTGGGCTGAATCATAATTACTAGAGCTTTGCTCTACCACCTTACTTAATTGCTGGACTGAGTCTAAATCTTTCTCATCGATAAGGGTAAAACCAAAATCAAAATCATCCATATAACACCTTAATCCCTAACGTCCAGTTTTCAGCCGCGTCTTCAACATATTGTAATGACTTAAATGGAAAGTCTTCTGTTCCTAATCTAACCCCATCTTTATCTTTATAGGTAATTGAATAGTATGAATGATCTCCATCCATGTCAGTAATAACTCTATAAATCTTTGCTACTGCTTTATCTTCGCGGTAGTATTCACTTATTAATTTCTGATTGTTCATCTTCTATCTCCTTTCGCATTATGTGCATATATTCTAATTCATGTCTTTTCGGCATCACTTCAATTGTAGATAACTCTTCTGTGAATCCGTGTTCGATGTATTCATTCCAATCCATAACGAATTGAGTTCCATCACCTATTGGCCGTGTGTAAATAGCCATTATATAATACCTCCTCTAATTTTTTTGCTTCATCTTCACATGATTCTCTATCTTGAGAAAACTGCCAAGCATGTACCATCTCATGGCATAGAGTAAGTGCTTTACTTTCAATTGATTGGTTCATATCCAGTTCAATATCAATCTCACCTTCATGTATATCATAACACCAACCTAATGCACCATCATGTTTAAGACAGCATTCAGTTATAATTATATCAAGATCATGTCTTATATATAAATGATCTCGACAATAATCAACAATGGCTTCTAATTCCATGGACCTTTCTTACCTTCTATACCGTA